ATGTGGTGTTAACCCTTTTTTAGCGTATAGGGGTACCAACTCTTCTATGAATTTAGGTGACCACACGAATGGTACTGATTTAGCTTCACAATTATGTGTTAACTCGAAATATTGTTTGTTATGATACTCTTGTTGAGGTACCATCCATATCTCATCGAATAGATCTGATATGATAACCCCGTGTTTTTTTGTTTCTGGATTCTCACCAAATCTACCATTAAATAATATATCTTCAGTATGCATAACAAAACTGTTACCACCTTTATAACCAACTATTTTATTTTTACCACCATCTTTGAAGTGTGCCAGATCCTTCTCTGCTGGTACGGTATCTAAAGTTATTAGTACATCTAATTCGTCTTTAATATTTTTATTCCAGGTTATTACATTGTAGTCTTTCACCCAACTCACCTCTTTTAACTCTTTACCTTTAAGTTTAAAGTTTGTATTAACGATATAGATATCAGATACCGACTCCATACGACTAAAAACATCGTATAACATGAAACAATTTTGTCTTAGTCCGTTTGAAAATAAAGATTTATCTTTTTTAATAGTTAGCGTTATTCCTACTCTCATATTTCTTTATATATAAGTATCTACTTATTGTTATAAGTTTGGGTTGATTTTATTTAACAATTAATAAAAATCGGAATCGTCTTCATTATCCTCATCCTCATCATTGGTACCATCTAAGAAAGTTGTGTAGTGTCCGCTCTCAACGTCATCTAACATAGTTTCTATATCATATAGGGCCCCATTTAATTTACCCATAACAGACTCTGTTACATCATATTTAAATTGGTCTGGTGGTATTGAATCTAATATGTTATTATATTCACACACTATATCGTATAGTTGGGCCTTAAGATCTTCTAGAAACTCGGATGCACCTAAATTCATATTCATTGTTTTAAGAATAAATATATGGGTTTACCCTTAAGTTACTTATAAACACTTAATAATGATGATATCTCTGTATTCAGATTATCTGGATTTTTTTGGTACGAAATATATATCTTCTCAGACACCACATCCTCAAACAAAAAAACATCTATCTTTTTACTAAAAAGGGTATCTAAGTTATCTAAGTTTCGTATTATTTTGCTCTTATTTATATATCTTTTATTAAAACTCATGTCATAAAGGTATATAAAAATTCATAATTAATTGTATTTAAACCCAAATATTTATTGATATAACTTTATTTAAAGGCTCGTTAACATATCTAGTAATTCTTGTTGTGGAAACATATCAAATTTATCTTTCCTCGTATTAGTATGTGTCCAAACACCCTTTACTTTACCATAATATGCGTCTGCATTAAATAAGAAAGCATCTGCTCCTTTTTCTTTAACTAATGCGGGTAAACCAGCTCTAATATCAATTCCATCTCTTTCTGCAATAAAGTGCATCCAAAGTCTTAGTGATTCTATTTGAGCATCAGAATATCTGTGCCATGTCTTGTAACCTTTAAATGGTTCTGCTAAAGTAACTATTTGATCCTCATGTGCTCTAGTCCCAGCATATGTTTTCCCGTCTTTAATGTAACCAAAGTTATTAACTTCAATACCAACTGAGCAATTATGCATATGTTGAGATCCGTTCTTTCCTAAGTGCCAACCATAACCACCCTCTGGGAATGCTTGAACCATTACACCATCATATTGTGTATCATTATCGTTAACCTTCTGCCCACCTAAAACAAACTCAGTTGCCACTCTTCCTCTAGTGTCTCTTCCCCATGAGTCTATTGTTTTGTAAGGGTTATTCCAACCAGCAGTGTGGTGTAAGAATAAGTATTCTTTTTTTGTTGGACCTTCTAAGTATTCACCCTTTGGTAAAAAGTGTCTATTAATTATTAATCCATTTTCTGTTGTGTAAACTTTTTCTGAATCATCAGTAGTAGCAAGACCCATAGCATCCCAAGTGGCAGGACCCACAATACCGTCAGAGTCCAAACCATTATCAGACTGCCATTTTTTAACAGACGCTTCAGTTCCTTTACCAAAGATCCCATCTGCATGTATACCCAAGTATTCTTGCAGATCTTTAACTTCATTTCCTTTTGTTCCTTTTCTTAATATCATATTTCATCGTTGTTTTTTTTACTAATCTCCTCAATTAGTTGTTTGTCTTTATCAGAGTCTTTGAACCAGTGATCAACCACTTTACCAAAGGCTCCTATTAACGCTCCTAATAATAAGAGCAATATTTCTTTCCACTCGCCAGATATTTCAGTGTCAGTATGCATTGCATGTCCGATCCCGATGATTACACCAAAAAACGAGAATACAATAGTAAAACTGAGTATAACTCTACCTACTAACATTCTTTTAACTATATCGACGAGTTTCATAATTTATTTTTTTAACGTTGGCGGCACTGGACGCTTTATGTCTGCCCTTTTTATTTTTGCTTTTTCAGAAATACTTGGCCATTCGTCTACTTGAGAGTAATCAAATATAACTGGTGTTTTAATCATAACTCTACCATTTACAAATCCTAAGTCTTGCATATCATATGTTCTGGTTACTATTCTGGTTGGACTGCCGCTATCATATGGTTCTCCGTTTTCACCCTTATATGTACAAGCAACCCTAACAGTTACTTTATCAAAGGTATACATTACATCTAGAATTGGTGATTCTGAACATGAATACGTATTATGGTATATTTCCATTATAGCGTCTTGTTTTTTAAATGTAAAAACACATTCTTGTTCATTTTGTTCTTTTTCATATTCCGCATTGGTTGATTCTTCACCCCAAGATGCAGTAGCCGTAGAGCTTAGACTTGCTGTACCATAACTCACATTTCCCTCTATTTTAATAGAAGTTGACATTGTAGTTTTAACTTCACTTGATGAACCTGATTGATTAGATCTTTTAATCGTAACCTTTGAACCGTTTTCACCAATAAGTGATAAATCAATGGTTTGGGCAACTCGCTTAGTGCTTTTTAAATTATCGTTTAAATATTGGTTTGCTACTGTAGATAGGTTAGTCGCCTGTATATGTAGAACTGAATCTTTTTCTTTGTGAGTTCTTACCTTTGCTTTCGGTGTATTTGACTTACACTTAGTACCACATATACTTTTAGTACTTTTTTTGGCCAGAGCTCTTTTTAGAACTTCGTTCTCAAAGTCTCGCATGCTATTGAATCTTTCCATAACTTATTTATCTATGTATATACATATACCAAACTTTACTTAAAAATCTAGTATTTATATTAAAATAAAGTTATTATGAGCGTAAACGAAATTTTTAGTCCTGACTTAGATGAGTCAATAAAAAATAAAATAAATGAATTAAAAGTGATTCAGACAAAATTAGATGAGGCTTTGGTTGAGTACAAAGAATCTATATCTGAATTGGAGGGTGTTAAAAGTGATTTAGTACCCGAAATAATGGAAGTTTTTAGTGGTCAAGTCGATCCTGGTAAAAAACTTAAATTAGAGATAGATAATTTATTAGTTGAGGTTACCGAACAATCAACTAGGTTGAACGCTTCTTATAAGAACGCTTTTGAGACGGCTTTGACTAAAGTTAATGATAACACCAAAAAAGTTTTAGAGCAAATATTAGAAGAATCTAAAGTTGCTAGTAAAGTTAAGGGTAAACTAGTTATTGACGGTTCTAAGATATACGAGGCTTCAATTAAAGGATGGTTTACTTCTGTTAAAGACTGGTTTGGTAAAGCTTATGATAAATTGACTAACTTCTCAAACAAGGCTAGTGAAGGTGTCGAGGAAATAGAAGATATGATTAAGCGAATGGAGGATGAGAAAGACGGTGAAATGGCTATGAAAAACTATGACGATGTTGAGTCTGGAGCTATTTACGAGTCGGTTAATAGGATGAAGGCTATTATTGGTGTTAATTAGAAACACACATTAAAAAATAATAATTAAATTAAAAAACCACCATTTAAATGGTGGTTTTTTTTGTTTCAAATATCATCATATATCATAAAATACAATTCTTCTTTGGGTCTTGTTACTGCTACGTAGTGTATATTTCTACTTTCTTCTATAACCAGACCATCGTTAGTTATAAAAGAGTAATCGTCCAATTCATGGGTTAAACTACCATACTCTAATAACATTTCGGGGTCGGCTGAGTTTACAACCACACACCTAGGAAATTCCCTACCCTTACTTTTGTGTATGGAAGTTATAAATACTTCGGATTCTTTATTTAATTCTATAAAGGCTAGTAATTCGTTGACATCGTTACTATAATAGGGTAATACCTCTCTTATTTTCTTCTTTAATGAATCAGTTAGATCAGATTTCTTTATTTTATCAATATCCGTTTTAGTTAGGTAATTAAAGTATTTTAGCGGTAATCTTTTTTTAAGACACTTCATTTCTATATCCTTAATAACCTTATTAGTCCTAACTAAAACCGTTAAAGGTTTACCATCCTTTAACATCTGAAATAACTTAGTTTTATTAATAAATTTATAATCAACAAATCCCTCGTCACTAGATTCTGGTATGGCTTCTAGTGAACTATATTTATTAGCGTTCTCTACGATTTTTTTATGAGACCTAAAGTTTTTGGTTAAGGTTAATTCAACAACCGTTTTCTTTTTCTTTAGTATAGACTCTATCTTAAGGCAGTTAGCACCAGAGAATCCATATATGGATTGGTTCTTATCACCAATTATATAGTATTGCTTAGCGTTTATAGCCGATAGTATTTTCATCTGTAATGTTGATGTATCTTGATATTCGTCTATAAATATGTAATCGTACATACCGTTGAAGAATTCTTTATGTTCGGGTGACTGGGATAGTTTTTCGGTATCTATTAACATATCAGAAAAATCCCTGCTATTGGTTTTCCTAAGGAAATCTACGTAGTTATCATAGAACGGTGGTTTTGGTGATTTAACCCCATCATAAAACTGTAACTTATACGATGAGAATGACGATGATATGTTACTACCATCTTCATAGAACCTTTCTATATTCCTATAATATTCTTCCCTCGCATTTCTACTATCACTAAATGAGGGTTTCATATTTTCTCTATACCAAGAAATGAAATCGTAAAAGGTGACTATTGGTTTAAATCTACCAAGTTTACCCAATACGCTACTAGTGAAGCTATGTATGGTGGTTATTTTAACGCCAGTATCTATTCTGTTCCTTAACTCATTTACGGCGTCATTAGTAAACGAAAAGAATATTATTCTAGATGGATCGACACCGTTGTCTAATAAATGGTTTAATCTACCAACTGTAGAATGAGTTTTACCGCTTCCAGCTGTTGCTGACAATATTACGGATTCTGGTCCGTCAAACTCAATGAACTTGAGTTGTTCTTTAGTGTATTTTTTTTCCATGGGTCAAATCTAAATAAAAGTTTGTTTTAAAACAAATAAATATATACTTTTGTGTTATGAGTATATTTAATTTCGAAGAGGTATTCGCTAAGAATAAACATAGGTTTGATGGTATAACCCTTGATAATAAGGATGTACATAATTGTGTGTCATACATAAAAAATTTAATATTTTATGATTTGGGTGTACATGAGTTAAAGTCTGGTAATGATAAGTACAAGAAATTATTCTCTTTAGTGTGTCAAATAACCGCTATATCTAAACTAATAAACTTCCCGTTAATCGATTATAAGGATATGGATACACCTATTATGGACCAATTTAATAGGTATAGCGGTAAGTGGGTTAGTATAATATCATTTAACGATGGTGAATTCCCTATTTTTTACCACCCTATTTACAAAAAATCTTTATTTATATGTAAGGTTGACGACCTTAATTACTATATATGTGGTTACGGTAACCAAAGCGTTGTAAATAGCTTTAGTCATAAATCATTGGTCTTGAATCAGAATATAAGAGAACAGACTAATATGACTGCTTTTTACGGATTTGATCAATTAAGTCCAATACCTAATAATATATACGAATTCCAGAATTTAATGAAATAACAATATATTTATAAATAAAAATACTATGTCTAAGAAAATATATAAGATAACTGAATCTCAGATGAAAACTATTCTGGAGAACAAAAAGGGTTCTAAGGATCAGATATCAGAGAGTGAGTTGAAATCGATGTTAAGTGAAATGGATAACTATAACTACCCTATGGGTTCTGATAATTCTAGCGCCCCTTGGAATAGTGATGGGGGAGCAACTAAGTCGGGTGAATATGTTAAAGGTAGTTTTCATGGTGTTGGTTATGATGGTGAAGAGATGATTCTGTTAAATAAATCAACAAATAAATATTATTATACCATAAACGATGCTGTCGAAGAAGATGGTGAGGACATTTACGATACGTTAGCTGATTATTTGGATATACCTCAAATGGAAGATGAGGATGAGGATGGTAGATATTTAGTTGCTATTGACGATTGGAAACACCATATCGATCAAGACGAAATATTACACGCTTTATCTAGTTATTTAAACCTTTTCATAAAAGCGGGTGAGAACATACCTTCTACTACCGATACCGATGTATTTGAAAGTGGTGACGCGATGTTGTTAGAGATCACACCAGAGTCAATAAAATTTATTGATAACCCTAAACTAGAATCAATGGTTAAATTTAAGTAATACCATATAAGACCTTTTTATATTTATTGGGTATGTCTACATAAATGTGGGTATACCCAATTTTTTTTGCGGCGATTATTCTGTGTCTACCATCTATAACACCCAACCTACCATCTTCTACACTAATTAATGAAGCTTCTAAACAACCTGAGTTACCTAAATTTTTTTTAACGTAATCCATTGCGTTGGTTATTCTGCGTATACTGTAAGGGTTATTAGTGCTCTCACCAACAAAGTATTCTGGTGTATCCACCTTTAACTTAGAGATTAATAAGTCTATGTCAACTAAAACCAATGAGTTGTTTCTAGAATCGCTTAATTTATATTGTTCTAACCCTATATACTTCATAATACAAATATACCACATAACTTTATTAAAAAAAAATTTTAATTATATTTAAGTGTATTTATTATTAAAAGGTTATGATTGTTACTAAAAAACGGATATTAGAGATAGCTCTTAAGGGTGAGGTTAATTACCCTATGGAAGAAGAGGGTTTGTGGTATGGTGATGGTGATTACAAAAGTAGGGGTGGTGAATTAGTTTATATGACACCAGACGAATTTCTATCAAAAGCAAAAGATTTGAGTATTGATGATGAAACACAAGAAAATGTGGATGACTTAATATCACACATAAATCGAGGTGGTAAATTGGACCCTTTAGCCTTATATTCTTTGGATAAAACTAATGTAAGAAGTAGTGACGGTAGGCATAGAGCTATAGCAGCTAAGCAAATAGGTATTAGTAAGTTACCCGTTTTAGACTTTACTAACCGAACTAAACTAGAACCAGTAATGGAGATAATACCTGAATTATTTTCGATATCAGAAGAGTGTGAAGATCCTACTTTTTATATATCAAGATCTAAAGAAACGTTTGGTAAACCTATGATGGAAAAGAGTAATGACTGTTACGGTGTAAAAGTTAACCCTAAATACAAAGACTTATCTTTTATGTTTGAACTTATAGAGGATATGTTTAATAATAAAGAGTTTGAAACTTTGGTTAATGAAAGTGAATTTATTTGTGAAGAATGTTTTGAACTTGCTATAGAGAAAAGAGTAAACGATAGTCTGGACATTTTATCTAATATGTTGGATTTAAATGAAGCGATTAATTATCATGTCGATAATAATATATCTTTATTAGAAAATGTATATAGAGCTGGTAGTGATAAACACATATCCTTAATTAAGGAGGCTAGAGAAATGTGGGAAAGGGGTGCTCTGAAATTAAGTGGGGAGGATAAACATTTATTCGAAGAAACTAGTTTAGGTACTTTTGATTACTATATGGGTGTTAGGGTACCTCTTGATTTACCGTTAATGGATGATGACAACATAAATGAGTTAACTCATAAGGGTAAAGATGTTGAATTGAATAAACCTAAGCGAGGGGGTGCTAAAAAATTCTACGTATATGTTAGAAAACCAGGTGGTGGTGTTAAGAAAGTATCTTTTGGTGATACTACTGGTTTGTCGGTTAAATTAAATAACCCTAAGGCTAGAAAGTCATTTGCGGCTAGACACGACTGTGCTAATAAGAAAGACAGAACTAAAGCGTCTTATTGGTCTTGTAGGTTACCTAGGTACGCAAATTTACTTGGACTTAAATCTAATTTTAGTGGATACTGGTAAACCTTACACTGATATCGAAATTGGGGACAATTACGTTATAAGAGAGTTTAGCGACAATATAGACCCTATAGAGCTAATGTGGCATAGAGATGATGAAAGTCGCTCTATCACGCCTTTAAATGCTAATAACTGGTATTTTCAGTATGATAATAGATTACCTAAACTATTTAAAGAGAATGAGACTCTTAAAATAGATCGTCACGAATGGCATAGGGTTATTAAGGGTGATGGTAAGTTAATACTTAAAATAATTAAACATTAGTCCTCTACAGGTTTATATAACACTCATTATAAACGTTAGATGAGTCATTATTAACCCATTCTAGATTAGGGGAATGACCCTCTTCCCCGTATAAAATGAAATCCGATATATCGAAAAGGAAGTTTTCAACATTAGTACTGAGTAATATAATGTGTATACTTTTTAATTTAACTTCTGTTGAGTATCGTCCTGGTTCATAAAAAACATAGTTAGGGTTATATTTATGGAATTTATTTAATAAATCCTCATTTATATCCACATTACACGTTATTTCTTTTTTAAAGGAATTGCAGAGCATTTCTAATAAACCTCTACCGACACTGAACTCGTAAAGAGATAGTATTTCAGAAACTTTAGTTTCGTAAATCACGTATTAATCCATTAACTTTTTCGTATAGGTCACCTAAACCCCCGTCATTATTTATTTTAGTGGTTACACCTATTATTGAATCCATCTCTTTTTCAGAAGCGTGTTCGTCACCCTTATTTAAATTAGGTCGATTAACCGACCATATAACACCACCCATACTCAATATGGCGTCAACCTCGTGTTGGAATCTAACGTCACATATAACAACGTCTAAATCTGGATTATTTTGATACCACTGTTCAAACCTTTTAACCCAAAAACTTCTCCCAAATTTTTGTAGTTCTGGTATGTGTTTAGGGATATCGTATTGGAATACTTCTGTACCCATTATTTGTAAGACTAACCTAGGGGTTATACCCCAAACTGGATCTATCTCGTCTTTTGAGTCACCGAAAACTTGTTCTTCAGTAAACCCGAAAAGCTCCATAGCACCTCTTTTTATTGGGTTAGCGAAACTATATTTAGTAAAACCATTATTTTTAACTAAATAATCCCCTGTTGTGTCCTTACCTGAACGCTTTTTACCTAAAATACCTATTATCATCTATATAATTATTTATACAAAAATAAGTAAACTTGTCGGTAAAAACAAAATTATTTAACAGAAAAATCTAAAACGTAGTTTTATTTGTTTATGAATTCGTCTATAGTAGACTTTTTAATTCTATTTGGGTGTACCGTAGGTTCCTCCTGTATACTTTCAGCCTCCGATTCAGCTTTCTCAGTGTCTTCAGAATCTTTATTCTCTAACTTTTTTAACATATCATTCATATCTTCTTCAGATACTTTTGTCATGTCTATTGCTGATAGTATTGAATTAACAACATATTTATAATCTTTGGATTCCAGGCCCTCAGACCCACTCCTCATTTTTTGTGTTAATTTACCTGTTAGTTTTTGAACCGTTTTCAATATAGGTTCGTCTGGATTCTCTTCAGTAGTTTCTTCAGTATCATCGATCATATCTTCAGTATCATCGACCATATCATCAGTAGTTTCTTCAGTATCGTCAATCATATCAGTGGTATCATCGATCATATCGTTTGGTACCTCTGTATCAACTTCGGTGTCGATTTCAGGTTCTACATTAATAGAAGAAGCCGAATCCGTATTATCAGATTCAGCTCCTTTAATTTTTAGAACGTAACGTTCAGTTAGACTTTTTTTTTTAAAACGTCGATGTTTTCAGTATGACCAACATTTTCGTTGATTTGTTTGAACATCATGTTTAAGTGTTTAAGCGCTTCCGCGTATGATCTATATGAATTTTCGTGTATGTTCTGAACACCACCAGTATATTCGTAGCCAGTCTCTTTTTTAACTTTAATATAAACATATTTCTCTTCTTGTACGATACCGTATTGGGTACCATCAGATGCTAATGCTTCGTGTAATATATTAGATTGTGTACCAGTTTTAGATACAGCTTCATCTAATGTATTTTTTTTAATACCAGCGATTTCTAGTATTCTAGATAATTTTTCGTCTGGGTTTACTATTTTTTCTGAACCTATTGGCTTCATAATTTTCTTTTTATTGACTAAGTGTTATTCTTATTATAAATATACGCCTTTTATTAAAAAAATCAACGTACTTCATTTTCTAATGATAAAGTATCATCTTTAACCTCAATACCTAAATCTCTTAACTCTTCTAAATACCCCGATCTCCTTAGATATTTGAATACTAGATTTTCAGTACTATATTCACCTCCTGACGCCAAGCCACTCTTTCTGTATGATCTTATTTTAGCTTTTAATTTATCTATCTTTAGTATCTTTACTTCTGAATCAACTTCCTTTTTTATATTATCTAATTTTTTTATAAAATCTTTAACCTTTTTAACTATAGCGCTTTTTCGTATAGATTTTTGACCCTTTTCTTTGGTGGGTGTTTTAACCCATTTATTAAATAACACGCTATATATACCACCAGAATCAACTGTCTCAGTAACATCCTGTGCGTATAACTCAACATCAAAACCCTTTATAGTTATATCGTGTTTTATGTTATATAATTCCTTTTTAGCTGTAAAAAATTCATCAGCCAGCAAATCGTTATCGGTTAACTCATTTTTGTCAACAAGTACATGTAAATCAAGATCTGAGAATTGCGACCAATTGTAATTACATATACTACCTACTAGTATTATATCTTCAACAATAACAGAGTCTAAACCTATACTATCAACGAAATCTTTAGTGATTGCTATTAATCTATCTCTAACCTCTTTGTGTAATTTAATACCCTTAAAGTCATCAGATCCATTATTTAACCAAATATCTTTGGATAAACTAGGTTTTACGGTAAAGCTTTTTATAATGTTGTCCATATGTAATAAATACCCTTGTTTTAATAAAAAACCTATCTATATCAGATAATCCTCATTAAATTCTAACGCTATTTTATGATCATCTGTTTTTTCTATCCAACCAGTTATGATATACTTATGTTGACCATTTAAAGGTGGGTTACCCCTATGTTTATGTGTCCATAAGGCTGGTGCCATAATTAACTTACCTGTCTCAGGTTTTACTTTTTGGTGATTAAACTTAAATTCGGTTTCACCGCCTTCAGACACATCATTAAGGTAATATATAAAAAACAACTCTCTTTTAATGGATGAACCACCTTCGTTTTCGTGATGCCAGGCATAATACCCTTGGTCATCTATATATCTTTGCATTTGCATGTGTGGGTTACCATTATTGGCGGCCATAAAACATGATTGAGCTGTTCTAACTACAGATGATTTTGATTTAAAATCACCATTTATGGTCATAAAAGGGTTGTGTTCGATGTAATCAACAAGGTTACCTAGCAAGTTCTCCCTCAGGTAATCATATATGTAAGACCAGTTAGGTTCATTTAAATTTAGGTGTATCATCAAATCTGTTGAGGATTTAACTGCTTTATTCACACCAGCTCCGCTAATCCCTTCGCTCTGGCTGTTCGATGTTTCAAATTCATTAATTATAAATTGACAAATATCTTCAGGTATAGCTTTTTCGTATATTTTAACTAAATTATCCATTATAATACTTTTTTATATATCATATCAAAACTATTAATTTTATCATTCAACCTTAATGGTTTAACTCTAGTTCCTTCAAAGTTAACCAATTCAGAACCCTTAAAAAAGACATGCAAATCAATATCCAACCTATTTACTAGATCTGTTGCGTGAGCTTTAACTTCCTTAGCTAAATTAGGTAGGTTAAGGTTTGTATTCTCATATATTATTAACATATTATTTAATTCTAACTCATGTTTATGTACCATAGAGTCATCTTCATCAGATCTAAACTCTATAACCCAATTACCTACCTCGTCCATAGGTATAGCACCCCAAGTACCACCTGGTAATAACATTTCACTAATAAATTCTCCGTTATAATACCAAAGTACTTTATAAGTATCGTTACCGTTTATAGCAACTTTAACCATTTCGTTAAACGTTATATTTGCTGTAGATTCGTTAGTTATATTTATTAACATAATTATAGTTTCCTGTAAGTGTAATTTTTTGATATATTAGCATTAAAGAATTTACCTTGACTATCGGCTATGTTTAGCTCTGCGAATACCTCGTGAGGTACGTCATCATACTCATAAGTACTACCACTATTAAACAAAATTTGTAGTTTTTTGGTCGTTCTGTTATACTTACCTTCTTTAATGTTTGAACTTTCGTATTTAGCTACTATGTTCTCTCCTAGATATTCTTTACTTAGTACTGACATCTTCAAAATCAAATTTAACTGTTTTATTTATTTTAACTAACCTATCTATAGTACCTAAACTATAAAACTGTGTGGTCGTTACGACTACGGGGTTACCATCATCGTCTTCTGAACTAGCTTTAGTGGTTACGGTTAAATTATCATTAGTTAATGTCGTTAACGAATTTTCATTTAACTCAATTAGATTGCCGTCTTTAAAGTATATTGTCATCTTTTCCATATATTTATATTTGAATAAAAGATAGAATATATTTTGATATTGTAAAGTATATCTTTATCTTTGTCTTAAATCAAATTTTATATGAAAGAAAGAATGACTAACGAACTAAGGAAAGCCTTTACCAAGGGTCAATCTACTGCTTTAAAGCATGATGATTCTATGTTAAGGTTACAACATGTTGTTTACGGTATACTTATTACTGATAACATCATATGTGAAATAATAAAAAATAAGGTACCTGATTTCGATATATTAGTCAATGATTTATACACTTTAACTAAAAGAACTTCAGATGGTTTAAATGATGGTAGTAGCGCCATATTACCTTTTGAGCCACAATTACACGATGTTATAAGAGATTGTGTTTTAAAAAAGAAGGGTAGTGAATACATAACTGCTGAACTATTTTTTGATATCTCAATGAGTAGTGACGAGGCCTTCGTTAAATTATTTAAGGAATTTGGTTTAACCAAAACCTTTTTATCTAGAAAAATAAAACAATTAACAAGTAAAAATAATATGAATATTACACCAAGTGATGACGAATCTCCAAGAGCTAGGAGAACAAATAAAACTGATAACAATAAATCTAAAACACCTATGTTGGATGGTTTTGGTAGAGATTTAACTAAATTAGCCCTAGGGGGTATACTGGACCCTGTTATCGGTAGATCCGAAGAGGTGGGTAGAGTTTGCCAGATATTAGCTCGTAGAAAAAAGAATAACCCTATATTGATAGGTGATCCAGGTGTAGGTAAAACAGCTATCGCTGAAGGTTTGGCGATTAAAATAGCTAATAACGATTGTCCTAGAACATTGGTTGGTAAAAGGGTTGTTACTTTAGATATGACGTCTTTGGTTGCTGGTACAAAATATAGGGGTCAATTTGAAGAAAGAATTAAATCTGTTATTGATGAGGTTAAAGATAATTCAGATGTGATTTTATTTATAGATGAAATACATACAATAGTTGGTGCTGGCAACTCTTCTGGGTCTTTAGATGCCGCTAATGTCTTTAAACCAGCTATGGCTAGAGGTGAAATACAATGTATAGGTGCTACTACTTTAGATGAGTACAGAGAGCATATTGAGACAGATGGAGCTTTAGATAGAAGATTCCAAAAAGTTTTGGTTAACCCCCCTTCTTTAGAGGATACCAAAAATATATTGAATAATATAAAATCTAAATATGAGGATTACCACAAGGTTGAGTATTCTGATGAATCTATTGACGAGATCGTAACTTTAGCTGATAGGTATATAACTAATCGTGAGTTTCCTGATAAAGCTATAGACATTATGGATGAGGTTGGTTCCATGAGTCAGGTTTCCATAACACCTCCTAAATTAATCAAGGACCTAGAATCCAAACTTAAGGTGATTAAGGAGGATAAGTCTCGTGTGGTTAAGAGTCAGAACTTTGAAGAGGCTGCTGGTTTAAGGGATAAAGAAAAGAAAATTCTAGTTGATTTAGAAAAGGCTAATATAGATTGGAAGTTAAGTATTAACGAATCTAGGGTTTTGATAACCCCAGAAATGATATCTAATGTAGTTTCTATGATGACTGGAATACCAGTAAGTAGAGTTACTGAGTCGGATTTAAATAAACTACTTAGTATGAGTGATAAGTTATCTGATAGCGTTGTGGGGCAAAATGATGCGGTTGAAAAGGTTGTTTCTTCTATAAAGAGAAACAAAACTCGTATGGGTAAGCAAACTAAACCAATCGGATCTTTTTTGTTTATAGGTCCTACTGGTGTTGGTAAGACTGAGTTGGCTAAATCTTTGGCTGATAGCGTTTTCGGTTCATCTGATTCTATAATAAGGTTAGATATGTCTGAGTACTCAGAAAAATTTAACATTAGTAAAATAATAGGTTCCCCTCCAGGATATGTTGGTTACAGCGAAGGTGGGCAATTAACTGAGTTGGTTAAAACCAACCCTTATTCTTTGATATTATTCGACGAGATAGAGAAGGCTCATCCAGACATATTTAACGTTATGTTACAATTATTAGATGAAGGGTTTTTAACTGATGCTAGAGGTCGTAAAGTTAATTTTAAGAACACTCTTATAATAATGACATCTAATATAGGTTTAAAAGAGGTCCAAGATTTCGGTAATAAAATGGGTTTTAATGATTCATCTAATATAGATATTGATAATGAAAATACTAGAGACATCATAGAGAAGAATATGAAGAGAACTTTCAAACCAGAATTTATTAACCGTTTAGATGAAATAGTACACTTTAACTACTTAACTGAGGAAGATATAACTAAAATAATTGATATTCGTCTAAAGGAGCTATCAAACGGGTTTAGAGATAATGGATTTAAATTTAGGGTAGATAAAAAGTCAAAATCTTTTATTTTAGAAAATGGTTATGATAGATTGTACGGGGCTAGAGAAATACAACGTACTATAAGGAAGTTTATTGAAGATCCTATATCAGATGAGATGTTGAATAAGCGTTTACCTAAATCGGGTACTATTTCTGTAACTATGACACTTAAATCAGATAAGCCTAAGATATCATTGAAAGTGTAAAAAAAATATTTAAATAGTGATCTTAATGTAGTTCGCTACTATTTATATATGTATTAAAAACTACATAAATAAATGGCGACAGTAACAATATACCTTAGAAATAATTTAGGTCGAGCACTATCCTATACGGAGTTAGACACTAATTTTGAAAATATAAAAGCAACAATAGAGGGGTTGGGTATAACCGACCTAAACGATATTGTCCTACTAAATCCTCAGAATGGGGATTTATTAGGTTATAATAGTTCGAGTAATAAATTCGAAAATGTAAGAGATTTATCTATTGACACGATTAGTGTTTCTGATTTAACTGAAAACCAAAACCCGTCACATTTTGTATCATACAATAGTGTTAGTGGTGAATTTCAGTTTTCAGAGATAGTTTCGGGTACTAGTGGTACTGCTGGGTCTTCTGGACAGAGCGGAATTTCTGGTTCTTCTGGTTCTTCAGGGACAAATGGTACAACGGGTATTGCTGGTAACAGTGGTGCCTCAGCACTATCTGGTTCCACAGGAACTAGTGGTAGTAATGGTACAGCAGGTATTGCTGGTAATAAAGGTATTTCCGCTTTAAGCGGTACTTCAGGCTCTTCAGGAACGAACGGAAATAATGGTATTGGTGGTAACAACGGTTTGTCCGCACTATCTGGTTCTACAGGAACTAGTGGTAGTAATGGTACAGCAGGTATTACTGGGAATAGTGGTGCTTCAGCACTGTCAGGTTCTACAGGAACTAGTGGTAGTAATGGTACAGCGGGTATTGCTGGTAACAGCGGAGCTTCTGCACTATCTGGTTCGTCAGGTTCTTCAGGTACAAATGGAAATAACGGAGTCGCTGGTAACAGCGGTGCTTCGGCACTATCTGGTTCTACGGGAACTAGTGGTAGCAATGGTACAGCGGGTATTGCTGGTAACAGCGGTGCTTCAGCACTATCTGGATCTAACGGTTCTTCAGGTACAAATGGAAATAACGGAGTCGCTGGTAACAGCGGTGCCTCAGCACTATCTGGTTCTACAGGAACTAGCGGTAGTAATGGTACAGCAGGTATTGCTGGAAATAAAGGTATTTCTGCTTTAAGTGGTACATCGGGTTCATCAGGGACAAATGGAAATAATGGTATTGGTGGTAATAACGGTGCTTCAGCACTATCTGGTTCCACAGGAACTAGCGGTAGTAATGGTACAGCAGGTGTTGCTGGTAATAAAGGTGTATCCGCTTTAAGTGGTACATCGGGTTCTACTGGTAGTAACGGTACTTCTGGAAATAATGGTATTGCTGGTAACAGCGGTGCTTCAGCACTATCTGGTTCTAACGGTTCGTCAGGTACAAACGGAAATAACGGAGTCGCTGGTAACAGCGGTGCCTCAGCACTATCTGGTTCCACAGGAACTAGTGGTAGTAATGGTACAGCAGGTATTGCTGGTAATAAAGGTGCTTCTGCTTTAAGCGGTACATCAGGTTCTACTGGTAGTAACGGTACTTCTGGAAATAATGGTAATAAAGGTGCTTCTGCTTTAAGTGGTACATCAGGTTCTTCAGGAACGAATGGAAATAATGGAGTTGCTGGTAACAGCGGAGCTTCTGCACTATCTGGTTCTACAGGAACTAGTGGATCAAACGGAAATAACGGAGTCGCTGGTAACAGCGGTGCTTCAGCACTATCTGGTTCTACAGGAACTAGTGGTAGTAATGGTACAGCAGGTGTTGCTGGTAACAGTGGTTTATCTGCAATATCTGGATCTAATGGTTCTTCAGGAACGAATGGAAATAATGGAGTTTCTGGTAACAGCGGTGCTTCAGCACTATCTGGTTCTACAGGAACTAGTGGTAGTAATGGTACGGCAGGTGTTGCTGGTAACAGCGGCCAATCTAGACTATCAGGATCTTCTGGGACTAGTGGATCAAATGGTA